AGTCAATATAAAGAGACTTGCAATCATTCAAGCATTGAGTTATAACTTTCAAAATGATTGTTCGGTGATTGGCGAGAGTGGTAGCATAAACGATTTATTAAAAACTGATGGTGAGTATCCAGAGTTATTGACGATGACTTTACAAAAAGTTATTCAGACTGAAACTTTGTGCATACTGAATTCAATGATGAATTTTCTTCCTATGTGGCAAAGAAAAATCTCAGATGACATTCGCTGGCCATCACTACATAGAAAATGGATAAAATATTCTCCGTTTTTGAGTTTTGATAAAAACAAGTTTCGTGAAATAGCATTGAAAGAATTGAAATGATTGAGAAAATTTATTTGGATATGGATGGTGTTCTTTGTAACTTTGAGCGCCGATACTTTGAGTTATACAAAGAACTACCTGGTTCAATGCGTGACCGAAAAGAATTTAATGTACACTGGCATGACTTCATAGCAACAAAGCAATTTGAAACGCTAGATTGGTATCCTGGTGGTAAAGAATTGGTTGCATTTTGCTTTGAAGCTGATGTACCGATTGAGTTGTTGACTTCTTCTGGTGGTAACAAATACTATGATGAAGTTGCACGACAAAAAATTGTTTGGTTAGCGAACAATGGTCTTGGCAAACTAAAGGCGAACGTTGTTCCCGGTCGTAAGCACAAGGCTGAGTATGCTACACCAAACACTATTCTTATTGATGATACACAAGATATTATCCAGTCGTTTAACGCCGCTGGTGGTATTGGTATTCTTCATAAAGAAATTGGTAATACTTTAATGATGCTTGAAAAGCTACTTGAAGTTGAACTAAATACATGATACAATGAATCATGTGGATAATTTTATACAACGCATACAATTTATACAAAGGAAAATAATATGTCTTTCGCTAATCTAAAACGCAACCGCGACAGCCTTGATAAACTCACTAAGGCTATTGAGATCACCACACAAACTGCTGAGGCTGGCTCAAAAGATGACACCCGATTCTGGGCTCCAACTGTAGATAAATCTGGTAACGGCATGGCTGTTATTCGTTTTCTACCAGCACCTTCTATTGATGGTGATGATGGACTTCCATGGGTACGCCGTTTTGACCACGGCTTTCAAGGACCAGGCGGTTGGTTCATTGATAACTGTTTGACTACAGTTGGTGATAAGTGTCCCGTTTGTGAACACAACTCTACATTGTGGAATTCTGGTGTTGAAGCAAACAAAGAAATCGTTCGTAAACAAAAGCGCCGCTTGAGTTACGTTGCGAATATCTATGTTATTTCTGATCCAAGCAATCCCGAAAATGAAGGTACTGTTCGCTTATATAAATTCGGAAAGAAAATCTTTGATAAGATTTCCGAAGTGATGAATCCTGAGTTTCCCGATGAAACGCCTTTGAACCCATTTGACCTATGGGAAGGTGCTAACTTCAAATTGAAGATTCGTAATGTTGAGGGATATCGCAACTACGACAAATCAGAATTTGCTGATAAGTCTGCGTTGCTTGATGGCGATGATGCTAAATTGGAAGCAATTTACACCAAAGAACATTCTTTGAAAGATTTTACGGACAAGAAACATTTCAAACCATATGAACAACTTAAGGCTCGCCTTGACAAAGTTCTTGGTTTTGAAGGTGACGCTGTTCCTAATATTCGTGCAGAAGATGTTGAATTGCCAGCAACAGTTACAAGAGCAAAAGCTCCTGTGTCTACTACTGTAGATGATGATTTGGATTACTTCAAGTCGTTAGCTGAACAATAAACTAAAGCTCCTTTCTCAGAACTTAGTTTGCCCCGCCTAGTGCGGGGTTTTTATATTGATCTTACGCCTGCGGCTGCTTGAAAGAACAATTCTAAGGCATCAATATTTGTAGCAGCCGCAACTGTTTGTGGTGCCGCACTTGATCCGCTATTATTGATTGTTTGTGGCGCACTAAATGCAATAACAGGAGGCTGTGAAGACGATTCTCTCATTGCGGAAGCCATTGCTGTACTTGCTTGTTCCAATGCACTACCAGGTAATGCTGGTTGTATTTGCGCTGTTGAAATAGATGCTTTATTATCTCCTACTCCAGCATAATAAGATTTTCCCGTGTAAGGATTAGCAATAGATGCGAATTCTTGTGATAGCGCATATTGTTGTTTTATAGGATCTAATCCGCCTTGCTTCAATCTTTTATCAATCAATGTTTGAGCCAATTTATCTTGTGCAGTTTTATCAAACACATCATTCAAAGTAAGTCCAGTATTTCCATATGCGCCACTCATTAAACCAGCAAGTGTCTTTGGAATTATTTGATATCTTCCTGCGGCAAAAAGTTTTCTTTCACCTTGCAATTGCATAACTTCACCAATTTTCATGTTAGATAGACCGGGCATTCCTTCTGGTGTATCTCCCGCCTTTCCTTTATTGGCGGCATCATAACCCATTTTTCCGGCTTCACCGCCGGCAATAATATCCAATAGATTTGCTTTAGATGGAGAACTGCTTGAATTGCCACTTGCTTGTGCCGCATCTGCCATCATACTTAATCTCACTTGTTCATCACTCTTAACTGGAGTTGGAGATTTTGATTCAGTAACATCTTCTCTCATTACTTCATCATAAAGACCACCTTCGCCAAAAATAAGTTGATATATTTCAACTAAATCTTTTATAGCCCATATTGCACCACCCACGGCAAATATTAGACTAAGACCGAAAGTCATCGGTGCGGCTGCAATCGATGTTCCTATTGCAACTATTCTTAGCATAGCCGCTTCACCAACTCTCTTTAATAATTTTGATTTGAATACATTCATCAATTTTGGGTTGTTGGCAAGTTTTGTGAAAAATGATTTAACCTTTTCATACATGGTTTTATTTTTTACCATTTCTCTTTTTTCACCAACGCTTCCAAAAGATGTTAATGGTTTACCTTCAGGAATTTTTGTCATAGGAGAAGGTGCTGTTGGCACAGGCGCTTTATACATTCCTGCAATTCCCTTAGCACCACGATATGCGACAGCCGCGGCGGCTGCGCCTGTAACTGCTGTTGCTCCTACTTTGTTGCCAATATCAATACCTCCTGCTCTAGGAGCATCTGGATCAACATTACTTCCAGAAGGATTTGGAACCCCAGCATTTTTTAATTGTTCATTAATAAATGCTCCTATTTCATCTTTGAAGTAATATGCTAAACCTAAAAGTCCGGCTGCGCCACCCATCATCAATAAGTTTTTTCCTTTTGGACTTGGTGGTTTAATACCTCCAGAAGGACCACCGCCACCTCCTCCGAGCAAACCTTTTCCTAGCAAAGCGCCTTTCAATACATTACCTAAAGTTTCAAGGGCTGATCTAATTACTGCACCAAGTTCCGTTACCAGTTTTGTTCCTAGTGTCAGTATTGCTACAGATATTGCTCCGACAGCCTTTACCAACGTGGACAATAATCCGCCACTGTCTTCTTTCTTTGGGACAGCACTTATTGCAACAGGAGAAACGCTTTTACTACCACCACTTTTTCCAAATTGACTTTCATATGCAGATTCTCTTGCGGCGGCATCTTTGAAGAACATATCTGCTCCTCTTGATGCTTTTCCACCACTTATCGTTACCAGCTTCATAATGTTTTGGCGCATAACATTCATATCTCTGGCCATTGCATTACTATTCATTGTATTTTTTGCAATGATAGAAAGTTGTGCTTCTTGATTTTTGCTGGAAATAATTAGCGCATTTAATGCCTGTGATTGCATTCCGCTATCACCAAGCAATTTGCCGGAAGATGATTTATTTAATGCGGAATATCCTTTACCGAATATTTTTTGACCAATAGCAGAAGTTATGCCTGAGCCGCCAAATAGAATGTTTCTCGGATCAAGACGTTCCTTTGACCGCTTAAACATGGTAGAACCTAAAGAAGATAAAACTCCTTTGCTTTTTAGTTCTTGTTTATAAACATCCGTAAAAGTTGCCATTTTTTATCTTTTCTTATTCTGCATTTGCTGTTTTATTTTTTCATTTTCTTCTTCAATGTATCGCATCAACATAGTAACATATAAACTCTTTTCCCAAGGCATCAAAGATTCTATGTCACTTAAGGAATATTTATGATGTTGCATCAAAGCAAAGTTTGTCTGGTAATGATTGGATAGACTATCATGCCTAAATGTCACACGAAAAAACTTTGTACTCCCTCCAACACCACTTCTTCCTGATACTCACACTTATTGCATTTGAAGTTGAGTGTCTTTTTCATTTTAGGAATAGTTTCAAAGAAATCTTGTATTTTTTGGAATTGGTCTCTAGTCAAACTATCCACAAAATCTATTAATTCTGTTTCGGAAACATCTTTAGCATAATATAAAGTTTCTTCATCGTAGATGTAATCTATACAGTTGGTGACCATTTTTTGTATGGCTTCTGTTTCAGACTGCGTATCCATTTTTTCCATGGTTTTGAAATCTGGATATTTCATAACAACACCAAGTTTTGAAGTTAGTTGAATTTTTTGTGAATGATTTTCATTCTCTTCCGGTTCAACTTCTAGTGCATTGAAACTCAATTTAATGATGTTGTTGCACTTCTTTTCGTTTCCTTCATTATCTTTAACATCGTTATTGCATTTGTATTGCAAATCAATTATCTCACCAATAGACCTTGCTCTCAATTGCAAGAACATATATTCCAAGTCTAGTATGGGCAAATCATCAACGTTGATATTTTCCACACAGCAGTTTGTCACAATCTGCTTAATCGCTAAAAGAATGGATTTTTCATCCTCAGATTCCATAGCCATCAAAAGAATTTTTTCTTCTTTAACTAAGAATGGTCTAATCTTTACTTTCTTTTTTAATAATGGCAAAGTAATTTCATATAAAGGCACATCAATTTTAGGTAACATATAATCTCCAAATAATTAAAATATTCTTCTCACAGCTTCGGCCGTTCCTCTAATTTGTGATTGTAGGATTTGAGAGACTGGTACTCCTGCAACAGAAGAACCAAGAAGTGCGGCTGCGGTTGCACCAAGGTCATAGTCGCCTTCATAAATTGTTTTAAATTTTTGATAAGCAAAATTGACAGTCAATCTATGAAAGCCGTCATCTGACCAAGCTAATGGTTGCGCTGAGATTCCAATGGGAAAAGCATCAAATAATTCTACTGCATAAATCTGTTTGATAAAGTCATCGTACTGAACAATCTTAATGTTTGTCATGTAGTATGTTTCTTTGCCCTTAGGAAATCTAGCATTGTTTGTGTCGTTAGGTACGATTGCTTCTAGCCAACGGTCAAATAGCTTTCTCTCATAGAATTCGTTTGTGCAAATCCAAGTCAATTGTATTCCGTCATCATATTGTGCTTTATATGGAACTTTGAAACTTGGACCATAAATTTCAACGTCATTGGTGTTTAATGTTTTTCCAGGCAATGACGCACTTTCACAT